CCATCAGGTAGGGTAGTGGGATCAACACTCAATGGAAATTTATTATTAGAGAACAACACCTCAGTGATTTGGCTGTAAGCAGCTAAGGTTTTAGTCTTAGTCACTTTAATAAAAACACGAGACTTCTCAGTTTCTGTAAATTGAACATCAGGGCCATAGATGCCTCTGTAGTTTCTATAAGCACGTAGCCAACGGCTTTCGTCTGCCCGTCTGCTTTCTTCTGATCTTGTGTATCTCTCTTGAATATAGGAAATTAAACCCCCGCCAGAGAAACCCTCTTCTTCTTTATTCTTTACATCATCTAAAGCTAGGGTTTTATCACCAAGCATTTGTTTATTCTTTTCCATGTTGTTCCTTAATAGCCAAATAATGGGTCAGCAATTCTAATTCCAGAGGTTTTAGAAGAGGCTGGATTGTAATCAAATACACTACTACGAGGTCTGCTCATCACTCCATACCTAATAGCATCATACAAATGGTCTTCGCCCTTCGTATCAACATCCTCTGGCTTTTTCTTATCCAGCTGAATGATGGGAAGTTGAGCAATGGTGTTTACACAATTGCTTGTTATAATCATTCTTGGTTGTTCTGTAAATGGGTCAGTTTGGAGTCTTCTATGCAACTCATTCTTACCCGACACCCTACTACCAGCACTTCTATCTGCTGGCCTCCACCTACAACCTTCCATAATCATCTGTTCTGCTAGTGAGGGGCCTGTATCTCCCCTCTTATGCCAGCAACTACTGTCTAAAACACCGTATCTAATGACACCATCGTGCTCTTCAGCCCTCAATATCATGTGGGCTAGGTCTTTTGCCAGCACTTTGCTGACATAAAGCTCTCTATATATCACCAATTGCTCGCTTGGGGTGACAGCAAACCACACAACAGCACTAAAACTACCATATCCGTAGTCACAAGCCCTAAACTTTGTCCAGTTTTTGGGGATATCAAAGCTATTTACCACATGAACAGCCCTATTAAACTCAGGAAACGCTGCTCCTTCTGCTACATCCCAGTTTCCTTCAAGCAATTGCTTGCGTTGGTGCTCTGGTAAAGACAAAAGCATGGTTTCATAATCACCACCCTCAGCCAAATAGGGGTTGTCTGCTAACATAGCGGGTATAAATCGCCGCTTAAACAGTGGTTGACCCTCTCTACTGTGTCCCTTTGGGTATGATAGTACCTGCCCAGTGTCTACATCAGTTGCCCAAAAGGGTTTACCAGCAGCAGCAGGGTCAATAAACATCTTCTTAACCCATGCATGCCCCGGCCCACCCGGATTGGTAGTGGCTCTCATAAAAATTGGTAGGTCACTAGCAGGGGTACGCAAGCGAGAACGCATATAGTTCCACGCAAACGGGGTATGCCACTGTGTCAACTCATCAAAACCAATCCAACTAAAAGCCAATCCCTGATATCTCAATACATCTTCATCTCTGTCAAGGTAAGACATCCAAAGCCTAGCTCCACTAGGAGCTTGCCATTGCATCTTCCTCTCACTCCACTTAATATTTGGATATATCTTTGGATATATTTCTTGGCTTTTCCAAATAAGTTCTCTAAGTTCTTCAGTGGTGTGACGCAACAAAAGCCCTGAAAATTGTGGGTGTCCTAAATATCTAAGAGGGTCTGCTAACATGGCATAACTTTTACCACCTCCAGCAGCACCCCCGTACAACACTTCCCTTTCTGAAGAGGCCAAAAAAACTGACTGAGGCCCTGCATTAGGTTTAAAAATTACATTCTGATGCTCTTCTTCACTTCTCAAGTTTGTAGAAGGTGTCTCTAATTTCTCTGTATTCGTCTGTTCCAAAATAGCTGTCTTCTGTGCAGCCAACTCTTTTTTCGTAGTATTCTGCTTTCTCAAGGGCTTCTTTGTACCTACGGGCGAGGAGACGATATGTTGTAGATCTTCTTTTTTGGGACTGTTCATTCTTTATTCTAACTTCCAAAGAGGAGGGGCCTATGTGTCTACCTGTCGTTGTTGAAAGCCAAGCAGCCACTTTAGCTAAACTATATTGCTTTAAATACTTCTTAGCTTTTTCTAAGGCTTCTAGTTCAGAGGGAATTGGCACAAGCCATCCACTATCCTCTTCATTCACCTTATAACCAAAAGGTATTGTACGCCCAATCTTTGGAATGTCTACAAACTTTTTTCTTTTAATATCAGGCTGTGGCAATATCCACTTGCCTATTCCCCTGTCAGTCATCTACCTGTTTTTCCTTGGCAGGTAATATCATCACACCACCACTAGATTCCACTTGCACTTTATCTGTTTTAACAAAGCCAGCCCTGTCTAACAGGTCTTTGGCAGCACTAAGCTTGTCTTTGATGCCTAGCTCAGTGGGCATGTTAATGCCGCCTACAACAGCCATAGCTGCTCTTGGAGCATTCATAGCAATGTAGAGTTGGGTGGCTTCAATGATTTCTTCTTTTAAATAGTTTGTGAGAAGTCTTGTGCTATACCCTCTAGAAAAACCAGCCAAGTATTTAGCAGTGGTGATGTCTCCATTAGCTTCTGTAAACAACACTTCAAGAAACTTCTTGTGTTGTTCTGTTAGTTCTTTAGCCATTATCTTTCCTTAGGTATTTTTATACACTTCTGATTGTTCTTCTTCTACACATCTAAACTGTACTATTGGGTTTAATTGTTTATTCATTGTTTCAAGTTCTAAAGCTTTGTAATAAGCAACTTGCCAACATCCTTCCATAGTTTCATGTTTTGTTCTTGGTATGTCAATTACAGAAATACATGGCTGCGTAGGAAAACAAAGTATAAATTCTATTAGAAACATATCTATTCCAGTTATTTAAAGTTTTCTTGTTGCATCAAAATATTCTTCTACAGAAAGAGTGACATCAAAATTGCCTGTACTGTCTGTAAAACAAACTAGTTTGTCACCTTGATGTAGTAACATAGAAGCTGTGTTTGTTATAATAAAAACACTATTAGCACTCATCCTGTATGTTCTTAACATATATTTATAAGTGGCGTGTTCGTGGTGATAAAACTGTAAAGAAATATCTTTGTTACCCACTGCACCAGAGGATACAATTAAAAAAGTAACCACAGCAGAAAAATTAACAGGACATTGATACAACAACTGAGCACTAGCATCAGCGGCTGTAGCCGTCACGTTAATTGATTCTGTTGTGAATTTACTAGCGTCTTTTGCTGGCATTATTTCTTTTTAGCTACAGCGGGTTTTTTCATTACAGCGCCACCATGAGCCATCTTACCCTTAACCACTTTACCACCTTTGCCACTGTGCAATGCTTTGTCTTTAAACTCACGCATCACTTTACCAATCTTGGTAGCTTGTCTGAGAGTAGCCATATTACTTCTTCTTCTTAACCACTGCTTTAACAGCGCCACCATGAGCCATCTTACCCTTACCATCGGCAGCAAAAGCTGGTACTTTCTTACCATCTTTTTCAACCATAGCCATACCACCAGCGGCATATCCCTTTTTAGCCATACCACCAGCGGCATATCCTTTTTTGCTCATACCACCAGCAGCCATCATTTTTGCTTTCATCATTTCACTTGCTCCTTGTATAGGTTATTAAAAGTTACATCGGCATCCATGTACGAATCATCTTGTTCCGCACAGTGAATCCATTGGCTAGGTTTAAAGTCAGGTGCTCCCTCTCCTAAAACCCAATATGCTGGACTAGTAACTCTCACCCTATTATTAGGCAAGGCTACAATGTTTCCTGTCCACTCACCAGCATCTGTTAACATCAAGACATGACTTTGTTTGTGTTGAGCGGGATCTTCTGACACCTCACTCTCAGCATAATCTACACTAAACAAATATCTTCCTGTATAAAATTCATTGTTTATTTTGCATCGCCAAGGAGAGGGCTGTGCTCTCTCTATCTTTAAAATAGAATGATTGTAACTATTACAATCCCAAGGCTGTGCTAAATGAGTAGCCATTCTTTCAGGCCACTTCTCTAAAGGTATGTCCCCAACTAAAGCTGTTATAGGCATCCTAGCCCACATAGCCCCACCATGAACATTAGGCTGACTTCCATCATCTGCTTCACAGCCAGTGAAGATAACTTGAAAGCTAAGACACCTGTCAGGCATAGTGGTGACAGCTACAGCTAGTGCATGTATGTATTCACCATG